TCAGGAATCCGCGTCGTACGATGTCTTAGTCGCCAGGTGTGAGAGACGACTGAAGTTGATAGGTAATATGAGTGCTGAGAGTATGCGTGATTGTTTACTGTGGTTACCACGCTTGGCCTGGGACAACATGTACCACAAGACACAGTGTCTAAATCCCCACAACACTCTACCGTATAACACACCAGGTCCTACAGTTAAGAACACTATCATGTTTGATGACGATACATATCACAAGAGACATTATTTGCACCCAGAATACGTTCCCAGTATGGACCAGGTCGACCAGGAGTTATGTCCCTCTATCTCACAGACTTTAGTCCGCAATTGGAGAATGTGGAGACAGAGTCGCTGGGCTAGTATTGTTCGATATTTGAACGAAAGTTCAGTCACCGATTCATCAGTCAAACCCAACGTCCAACACATCTACGCACAAGAGCGACTTTTGTACGGTTTAAAACCTGATCGCACATTACGTTTGCCTACATTGCGTGTGTTTTCACGGCCTACCCCACCTGAACCTGTTCGACCCCATCCAACTCGATCGTTGTATTTTCCTCCTCCAGCACCGGCATATGAGCCCCCTCCAGACAAGTACGACCCCCCAAGCGCTGACGAGGATGATGTGACCAGGCAGCTCCGAGAGCGTTTTGAGCGATTACACCCATTGGAACACGTACCCGCCGTAGTGACAGTCAAACCTGTAAACTTCGAAGGGAAAAATCTGTACGGATTGCCAAAGAAACCACCAGCTAAGATCGTGCAGAGATCTCACTGGTGGAACAGGTTTGGTTGGGGCCGTCCAAAGAAATTTTCAGTTAATAGTTTGACACAGCCTCTACTTGGAGAAGATGACCCAGTTGTACACTCCCAGATATCTGGCAACAATGGAAGTTGGACCAACACTGACGATGTACGCACTTACGAGTATACTGAATGGTTCCCATCGCAGATCCCCAAGATCAAGAGCAAGAGCGGTTATCATTATTCGAACAAGAAAGATCCGCGGGTAAACTCTCAAGCGAAACAACATGCCTACGTTTATAACCATCCATATCGTCCAGTATGCTACGCCAATACAGCCGAAAATGAGGAGGCAACTATGGTAACCAGGGTCGTTGTAGACACACCTGTACCTGATAAAGACATTATGCAAAGATTCATTAATTTTGTTAAGAAGCATTTCCGTCAGGTAATGAACTATAAGGTACGTCGTATTAAACCTGTTACCTGGAACCAGTATATAGAGCGTAGCAATGCCAGCCCCTCAGTTAAGAAGCGACTCCAGACTACCTATGAACAGCTAGTGAGCCAGGGTTACGATGCAGACTCTAATTTAACTCGACAACAATTGGTTCGCTGGACCACCCGCAGTCTGTTTCTCAAGAAAGAAAATTTGTGTTATCGATCACCACTGGGGGAGAAGGCCAAAGCTGGACGTGCGATATCAGCTGCAGATCCTGAGTTCATTTGCCTTGTTGGTCCGTGGATCATGGCTCTACAGGACCACTGGAAGACCATCTGGAGTAAGGACAATTGGTTGTGCCTTGTGTGTGGGGTAGATTCTCGAGCCGCGGCATCAGTTATCAATGTTCCATGGAGGTTCCTTGAAGACGACATTGGTACTTTTGATTCGTCTGTCTGTGAGCAACTTGGCAACCTAGAGGTTTGGATTGCAAAGCAGTTCGATTGTCCCCAGGCTGTTTCGGATCTCATGTTGGCCAATGTCAAAACGCACGGAAACACTTACCATGGAGCTAAATACTGGGTCAAAGGTGGACGAAAGTCAGGCGACCCGTATACTACTCTCTTCAACTCTAT